ATGAATCCAAGTTACGCCGTATTACAAATGACGGTGATTGGGAAACTCAACAAGCTGCTGCCTCACAAACCTCATGGAAAGATGAATGGTTTGCTGTAGTTTTAAGTTTGCCATTGATAGGTGCTTTTATACCTTCTATGGTCCCCTACGTTGAACAAGGATTTACTGTATTGTCTACTATGCCTGATTACTACAAAGCCTTTCTAGGTGGCGCTATAGCTGCAAGTTTTGGTATTAAAACCTTGTCTACTTGGGGTAAGTAGTGAATATTAATTTAAACTTAGGTAATCTTAATTTAGGCAATTTAGATTCTATAGTTGCTAAATACTATGCGGATAACCCTGAAGCAGCGGCTAGCTCTGGCTACACCCCTGTAGCACCTCCTGTAGCTCCTCCAAGACCTGTAGCACCTCCTGTGGTTGCTCCAGCACCTGTAGCACCTAAGCCTGCCCCTGTAGAGTATTCTTCTTTTGCTAATCCTTTCCTTGAATACCGTGATACTTTAGCCGGTGGTGCTGACTACTTTGATATTAACGATGTAGACAATGTAGATGATTACTATGATAATGCATTTGAAAAAGCATTTTCTAATACAGGGTACTTGGCTGATATAGATATTATTGGTGGTGAAGGAGGTGTAGGTGGTGGTCAAGTAGACTATAGCCGTACCCGTATACTAAGTGATCAGGAGTACCGTGGCTTTGTTGGAGATGCTCCTGCTTATTTAAGTGATTTTGGAAAAACTCCTTCTGATATTTCTAAAGCTCAACAAGCCTTTAGTTCTGTTCAGAATCTAAAAAGTACTGAAGAATTACAAGATGCTTTAAGTTCTTACTATGGTTATAATGTTACAGCTAGTGAACAGTCTTTTAGTAAAGCTAACTTTGGCGGTAACTTAGGTAAGCATACTAATTCTTCAGACTCTCAGTTACAGCAGTTTCATTCTCTTGTAGAACCTATTCTTAAAGATCAAATATCTTACTTGCAAGCTACTAAAGGTTTAAGCTATCAAGACGCTTTAATGCAGTCTTATAATAGTGACCCAATGCTGCAAGCTCTTTATCATAAGTATGATGTAAAGCCTGTTAGACAAACTAAAGATGGTTCTACTTATCTTTATGATCCTTTTAGTTTTAGTGAAATAAGAACTTTTGAGTCTAAAGACCCTACACTTCTTTCCACTGCTTTAGATATAGGCAAAGCAGTAGCTCTTACTTATATATTAGGGCCAAAAGTTGGCCTAACTGCTTACGGTAATGTTTTAGGGTCTGCTGCTGCGGCAGTGGGAACAACAGCAACAAACATGGCTGTTGCTGCATCTGTTTCTGCTATTTTAGGAGGAAATCCTTTAGAGGCTGCTCTTATGGCAGGACTGCCTATTGGTCAGGTTCCAATTCCAGGATCTAATGGGGCTACTCTAGGTTCAGCAATAACTAATACAGCTAACACATTATTAGGTGAGTCTGGGTTATTAAATGCTTCAAATTTTAATTTAATGCTAGGCAGCCCTATGGGAACTGCTATGTCAAGCATACAATTATTAGGTAGTGTAGGAGCATCAGGTGGCATAGGCGCAACACCAGACTTTAACCCTTACATCAATAACATTGCTGCTGCTGCTGCCGGTACTACTGTAGAAGCAGAAGAAGAAAACTTAAACATTGATTTAGCTAACTTAGCAGCTTTGTCTCAACAGGAAGAAGCTCCAGTTACTCCTGTTACACCCCCTCCATTAGCCACTGAGCCTGTAGCTGTGCCGGTAGAACCTATAGAACAACCAGAGCTACCTTTAGATGTAGCGCCACCTGTGTTGCCTACAGATACTACTGGTGGCGGTAGCACTCCTTCTGATTCTTCAGAAGATTCTGCTGTTTCAGATCCTTCAGAGACTGTAACTACGGGTTCAACTCCTGTAGATGAGCAGGAAGAAAAAGACGGCCCGTTCTTTAGAATAACAAAAAGAAATAATGACGGCTCTGTTGAAGCTATAGATATTTTTGGAAACATTAGTATCTTTAGTTCAGATCAGTTGGGAACTAAGCCAGATGGTACTCCTATATTGGCGGGTGAAACTTATTCTGATGAAACAGCTACTGGTGCTGATGCTGATATTATAGTAGGTGACATATTTGGGGATACTACTACTAACGTAGAAACTACTGATCCTGTAGAAACTGTTGGCTCTGTAGAATCTCCAGAAGTTACAAGTGAAATTGGTACAGTTACAGATGCTACAACTACAGGTGATGATGCTACTGGCGACAGTGGCTCTGGCAGCGGTACTGGGGACGGCACTGGGGACGGCTCTGGCGGAGGTGCTGGTGGTGGCTTAGGCGCTGGTATGTTAGGGGGTGCAGCAGCAGGAGGTAAGCCATCAGTAACTGACTTAGTATTTAGCGACTACGTTAAACGATATGAAGCACCAGAGTTACAAAAACGTGTGTTACCTCTACAGGGTTATCAAGCACCACAAGGTTTATTTAGAGGATTATTTTAATGGCTACAACGTACCTGAGTTTAATGAATAATGTACTAAGGAGGCTCAGAGAAGACGAAGTATCTGAGGTTACCCAGACTACTTATTCTAAGATGGTAGGTGACTACATCAATGACGCTAAAAGTTTAGTACAGGACTCACATGCTTGGTCTACTCTACGCAAGACTGTAGTCGTGCCTACAGTAGAAAATACTACAGAATATAGCTTGACAGGAGCAGGAGAACGTGTTAAACTATATAGTGCCATCAATGATACCTCAAACTTCTTTATGCATTATGAGTCTCCTAACTGGTTTAACAACGCTTACTACATTTCAGGGGAAGTAACAGGTACTCCAGACTCCTATACGTTTAGTGGTGTAGATTCTAATGATGATACTAAAGTAAGAGTATACCCTAAGCCATCCGGTGTGTTCTCATTACGCTTTGATGTGTGCTCAAGAGAACCTGATTTAACTGCTGATGCAGACTCTACTGTACTACCAGCTATGGCTATTGTACATAACGCTGTAGCTTTACTTGCTAGAGAACGTGGTGAGACAGGCGGTACTACTACACAAGATTATTTTATTATTGCTGACAAACATCTTAGTGATGCGATTGCACAGGACGCATATAAGAACCCTGAAGAATTTATCTACACGGTACAATAATGGCACAGCAAAGACAGAACATATACATTGGTGCTCCCGGATTTAGAGGTCTTAATACTCAGGATGCTCCAGTAGGTCAAGATGCGTCCTTTGCTTCTATAGCAGAGAATGCAGTCATTGACAGCTTTGGACGCATAGGCTCTAGGAAAGGTGTAAAGGTAGTCACTTCAAGTGCTACGCCTCTAGGTTCTAGTGATGGTATAGAGCAAGTATTTGAGTACACCAAAAGAGATGGAACTCTAATTGTATTCTCTACTGGTAACAATAAGATATTTACAGGTACTACTACTCTATCAGCAGTAACACTTCCAAGTGGTTACTCTATTACAGCAAACAACTGGAAGATAGTCAGCTTTAACAATGACATCTACTTTTTCCAATCTGGACATGCAGCCCTAGTAAGTGTTGCAGGTAGCACTACTCTTGTAGCAGTTGTTGACGGTGGCACCGCAGCACCAGCAGGTAATGAGGTTTTAGCTTCCTTTGGTAGACTATGGGCAGCGGATGTCGTTAATAATAATTACACTATATTCTTCTCTGACTTACTTGACGCAGATGATTGGCATGGTGGCTCATCAGGCTCACTAGACTTAACTACTGTCTGGCCTACAGGGTACGATGAAGTAACTGCTCTAGCTGAGTTCAATGACTTCCTAGTTATATTTGGTAAGCGTAGCATCCTACTGTACTCAGGTGCTTCTGCCCCTGCTAGTATGACATTACAGGATAGCATAACAAACATAGGCTGCATTGCTAGAGACAGTGTGCAGTCTACAGGATCAGACCTAGTGTTCTTATCACACACAGGTGTAATGAGCTTAGGTAGACTGATACAAGAGAAGTCTAATCCTATAGGCAGTGTATCTAAGAATGTCAGAGATGAAGTAGTAAGCAATGAGTTACTTGAGACAGGTAATGTTAAGTCTGTATACAGTGCAGAGAATGCACTATACCTACTAATCATGCCAGCTAATAACCTTGTCTATGCTTTTGATATGCGGGGTAAGCTAGAGGACGGAAGCAACCGTGTAACTACATGGCCTTTCGCTGGTATCCTGTGTGCCTCTAGAGCAGCAAGTGATGGCACCTTATACTTAGGTGTTAAAACTGGCATAGCAGAGTACGAAGGATACACAGACACCGCTGGTGTGTACACTATGAAGTACTACACACAGCCATTGGCATTTGATGATCCATCTAGGGTTAAGATGCTAAAGGAGATTAACTTAACAATCATAGGTGGCTCTGGTAGCTCAGTAGTTGCTAACTGGGGTTATGACTATACACAAAGCTACAACAAGCAACTGTTTGAAGTAGACACTACATTTATCTCAGAGTACGGTATATCTGAGTTTAACGTAGCAACATCAGAATATAGCTCTGGTATCATCGTAGGTATCCAGAAGTTAAAAACAACAGGCTCAGGTAAAGTAGTTACTATTGGTATAGACGCTACTATAAATGGTAAAGCATTTTCTATCCAAGAACTAAACACAGAAGCTATTATAGGTAGACTAATTTAATGAGTAATTATACAAAGACTACAAACTTTGCAGCTAAGGATTCCCTACCTTCAGGTAATGCTGCTAAGATTGTCAAAGGTGCAGAGATTGATACAGAGTTCAATAACATTGCTACTGCATCAGCAACTAAAGCTAATGCAAACAATGCTGCCTTAACTGGCACTACTGTATTTGCTACCTTGTCCGATGGCACTATTGCTATCACAGGGTGGGTAGATGAAGACAACATGTCCTCTAACAGTGCTGTACTTATACCTACACAGCAGTCTGTTAAAGCCTATGTGGACTCTAATGTAACTGCACAGGACTTAGATGTTACTGACGGTACTACAAGTATTGACATTGACCTAGACTCTGAGTCTTTAGGTATCTTAGGTGGCACGGGTATTACCTCTACTGCCTCTGGTACTGGTGTTACTCTAGCCATTGACAGTACTGTAACTACGCTCACAGGCACACAGACACTTACGAACAAGACGCTTACTACTCCTACTATCCTTACATCATTTACTATAGGTTCCGCTACAATTACTGAAGCAGAGCTAGAGATACTGGACGGTGCTACAGTAACCACAGCAGAGCTAAACGTACTGGACGGTATTACCAGCACCACAGCGGAACTCAACATTTTAGATGGCGTGACAAGCACTGCTGCTGAGTTAAACATCTTGGACGGAGTAACCTCTACTGCCGCTGAGATTAACATCCTAGATGGAGTCACAAGCACTACAGCGGAACTTAACATACTGGATGGAGTTACCAGCACAGCAGCGGAACTTAATATCCTAGACGGTGTTACAAGTACTGCTACTGAATTAAATATTCTTGATGGTGTTACAGCTACTACAGCAGAGATTAACTATGTAGACGGTGTAACTTCTAATGTTCAAACGCAGATCAATACTAAAGCACCTATAGATGGAGCTACGTTCACAGGCACTACTACTATACCTACTGCTGACATCAATGGTGGAGCTATAGACGGTACTGTCATTGGTGGCTCTACTGCTGCCGCTGGTAGCTTTACTACTCTAGGAGCCTCCGGTGCTATTACAGGTACTCTAGGTACTGCTGCACAAGGCAATATTACAAGTGTAGGTACATTGAGTGCTCTTACAGTCTCCGGTAATCTTACAGTAGACACTAATAGCTTAAAGGTAGACTCCAGCACTAACCGTGTAGGTATTCTTAATGCTTCCCCTGATGTATCCTTAGACATTGGCACAGCCACAGACGCAGTACACATGCCTGTAGGTACAACAGCACAAAGACCCGGAAGCCCTGCTGCTGGTTACTTTAGGTACAATAGCAGCCTAGAGCAGTTTGAAGGCTACACAGACGCTTGGGGTTCTATCGGTGGCGGTGGTGGTACTAATACATTCACTGCTGATAGTTTTACTGCTAATGGCTCTACAACCGCATACGCCCTAAGCCAAGTTATAACTTCTGAGGATAACCTACTTGTATTTATAGACGGTGTATTCCAACAGCAAGATGCTTACAGTATTGCTACATCCAGTGGTACAACTACACTAACCTTTAGTTCTGCCCCTGCTAACACAAGAAAGATTCTTATTTACTCTATAGCTGCTGCTGTGTCTGGGTCTAACTTAAATATAGACAGTATGACAGGTGATGGTTCTGATACTACACTTAGTTTATCTATAACACCTGTAAATGAAAATAATACACAAGTGTTCATAGACGGCGTTTATCAAAACAAGTCTACTTATAGCATCTCTGGAACTACCCTAACGTTCTCTACAGCACCCCCTAGTGGTACTGCTGTGGAGGTTATGACCTTTACACAGACAGATATAAATGTACCCGTAGATGGGACTATAACGTCTGCTAAGTTGTCTGGTGCTTTGACTACTCCAGCAGCCTTGACGGTTACTGGTTTGGCTACTGCTTCAGAAATGACAGTAGCAGACACAGATGACATAAGGCTTCGCTTTCTAAACGGAACTACATTCAAGGCTGGTCTTCAGGTAGCAACATCCACAGGTGACATGATTACTGGGTCTGCGGTAGATGACTTAGCAATACGCGCTCAAACAAATATGTTGTTTTCTACTGGTGGGAACACAGAACGCCTACGAATAGACAGTACGGGATCTATAATCTCGTCAATGGCAGGTGGCATATTTTTCAAAAATTCATCTGGTGGCACTTCTTCAACGCAACTTCAGATCTCCAACACTGGCGGTGATCTGAGAGCCGGTGTGGAGTCCTCTAGCGGAGGAACAATTCAAAGTGGCACTTCAGCTTATGCTGCTGTTTTTGGTAACCAAAGCAACTATGCTACTGAGTTCACTACGAACGGAGCCGTCAGACTCTCCATAAACAATACAGGAGCTATTTTTGCTACAGGCGTTCGTTCTTCTTCTGCGGCAAATAATGATCTCAGATATAACACATCAAATGGTGAGATTTACTATCAAACATCATCTCAAAGATATAAGTCAAACATTGTTGATTTAGAATTTGATACATCTAACTTATATAATTTAAGACCTGTTTCTTTTGATGACAATGAAACTGGAGAAAGATGCTTTGGTTTAATTGCCGAAGAAACGTTTGAGCAAATACCGGAAGCCGTTGTCACAAGAAACATTGATGGAGAAACTGTGCCAGATAGTATCCCATACTCAATGCTATCGGTATTAATTATCAATGAAATGAAAAATCTAAAAACAGAAAATGATTCACTTAGATCAAGAATTGAAGCACTGGAGAACAACTAATGGCTTTAACAAAAACCCCTATAGAACTGTCAAGTACTCCGGGTATTGTAGACAACTCAAATGCCACTGCGATTACTATTAATAGTAGTGAGAATGTGCTGGTGGAGAAGACTGCTTCTAATACCGCTACTGTTGGGCATGAGTTGCGTACTAACGGGGTGGTCACTCACACATCTGGCGCTGTAGCTACGTTGTATCTCAATCGTACAACA